GATAAAAACCCAACCAATTGCCCGCCAAGTGTCAAAGCGCCATATTTCTCAAAAACTGGACCAATCGCTGCCAAGCCTTCTGCTAATGCTTTAAGCCCTTTTCCAAATGGCACCATAGCGACACCCAAGGCAAACATCGCAACAGTGATCGCTCCTAAAGCAATCGCTAAAGGTTTAAGAGCGCCTATCATACCGCCGGCAGTGGCTTTGCCTCCAATTCCTAGCAGACCTCCTATAAGACCACCACCTTTTGAAATTAGGAATAAAGTTCCTCTAATTGCTACCAAAGAAGTTAGCAAAAGAGCCAAAACAGGAATTAACTTAATTATACCACTGCTGGATTTCTTAAAACCTTCTGTGAGTTCTGCTAGAAATTTCACTGCTTTAGATAAAGCGTCTATGGCCGGCTTAAATACGATTGCCAAATTTTGCAATGCTATTTTAAATTGTTCACTAATTGTCCTAGTAGCTTCTATTCTAGCTTTCATTTGCTCGGCAGACAAACCAAACTTCTCACCTTGTTTGGTTAATCTCTCCAACTCTTCTGCTTCTTTTTCCTGTTCTGTGCGGAGGAGTTTCTGCGCGTCGGCCACAGAAGAAACCCCTAGCGCCTGTGCGAAAAACTTCTTCTCAAAGCGAGAAAGATCTTGGAACCTCTTTCCGGACAGTGATATGCCCTCTCGGATCATCTTGATCCTGTCTTCTTCTGATGCTCTCAAAAGCTCCAAAGAGTTGAAATAGTTACCACCTAGGGCGGCATTCAACTTGCCAACAGCAGAAGCAGCACCTTCAAATGTATCAAACTGTTCTGAAAATGCCAATAATTTTGAAATTTCCAAACCGGTCATTCTTGCTTGAATTGCTAAACCTTTAAAAACCTGAATGGCTCTGTTTTTTGTGTGAGCAGCCAACGTTTGCATCGCCGGACCAAATTCAGAATCAATCATTTTTTTAAATTTAGGTCCTAAAGCACTTCCTAACTCTAACAAAGACTGCTGTGTGGCTACTGCCTGATCTTTCGTCATTCCCAAACCTTGAATACTTAAATCAAGGTTTTGTGCAAAGCTTTCCATACCCAATCTTTGCATTTGGGATGTCAAAATGGCTAATTGCTCTCTAGATTGACTAGTCATTGAAGTAAAGGAAGTGAGCCCCATACCTATAGCAGCAAATCCCTTTCCAGCCTCTTGAAAAGTCAAGCCGGCCAAGGACGCTTGGTTCATAGCGGTGGCTAATTCTGAATTATATATTGCCAATCCACCGGTCAATCTTCCTAGTTCTGCTCTTTGTGCATCATAGGCTAGTGTAGCATTAACAGTCATCATAGCCAACTGTTTGAGCTTGCCGGTTACAATAGTGATTAGTTTTGATTGTTTTTCATAAGCTTTTGAAGTTTCTTTTAATTCTTTGTTTAATTGTCTTAATTCTTCTTGTGCCTCCAGCAAAGCTTGTGTGTTTTCTTTTGTTGAACCTGTAATTTCTCTTTCTAGTTTAAGGTACTTAATGTAGTTTTCGTACATTTCTTTTCTAATTTGGTTTATTTCTTTGTCAAGTTCTTTGCTGCTTTGATAGAATTTAAGATTTTCTTTTTCTTCTTCCCTTCTCGCAAGGGTAATGTTTAGAAGCTCTTGTTCCAAAGTAATCTTTTCTTGCAACTCTTCTGGTGTTAATGCCATTGGCTTGGATCTCCAAAATACACTTATTCAAACGTTCTAGAATAAATAGAAAGAAAAGATTATTTTGCTTTGTAGGCTTTTTCAATTTGTTCGTTGCGGCGCTCTATTTCTTCGTTCAAGCGCTGCAAGAACCATCTTCGAAGGGAAATTGGAAGGTTGTAAAGTTCAAAAAGAGACCATCCTCCATAATGTTTGAGGAGGAACATTTCTTCATAAACATTTTCAATGTAGTTTTCATTTAGGCCAAAAAAAGTCAACAGTGAGAGGCACCTCTAGGGCCTCTACGTGTTCGCACTCCTGACATTCAAATTCTGATTTCATTTGTACATCTGGGGCAACAGTATCATACAACTTTCTCAAAAATCTAGAATCTGTTGCCGGCATATAATCAACAAACATATTGATTTGGCTTTTTTCTCTCACTCCATTCACCGAAACAATGATCTCTTTCATTTGATCGGTCAAGGTGGAGTTTTGTTTTCTTTTTGTGTTTGCATCAAACTTTTTCAATATTCTTTTTTCTTCTTTACCAGACATCAATCTGAAAGAACAAGGATATTTTGAAAGAGGAAGAACACATTCAAAGACTTTTTCTTCTTCGTTCCAAACAGCGTCTTCTGTTTCTTCACCATATTCAATGCTCATTGCTTCTTCAATGTTGTATTCTTTCTTTTGTTTTGTTCCGCAATTGGGACAAGAGATCTCAACATTGTACTCCGGACCATATCCCGCAATTCGTGCGTTGAAAAGAATAGCATTCTTATCGCCAACAAGAAGTTCATCAACTCTCAATCTTTTATCAACCAAAAGAGATTGGATCAAACGATCCAAAACCACTTTCTTTTTGATCAGATCAGGGTTTGTTAGAAGATCTTCATCTTTTGCTGTCATCATTCGGATTTCAATGTGCTCTTGTCCATGCAAAGGATGATTCTCTTCGTACATTCTTCCCTTTGAAGGAAGTTCGACTAACATTGTTGGAAGGACAAAAGAAAATTGATTTTCGGAAAAGGAAGGAGCCGGTGACTCACCCGAAGGATGGGCACCAAGCCGTTCTGAATTGTTTCTTAAAGACATTAATCACCTCATTGTCTAATTTAGTAAGTCCCACCGGGGCCGTTACCAGTTCCGCGAGAACCGAAGGGGGTGTTCAAGCCGGAAACCAAGCCATCTCTGGAAGAGCGTTCTTGAGCGGAAAGGCTGACGGGGTTGTAGAAGTCTCCGGAGCCTGCTTCGATTTTTGCCCAATCGTAACGAATGTCGATGTTAGGCATCACAAAGTCTTCGCCGTTATAATCAAAGTCACCACCCCAATTGATCTTTGTGATAAAGGGGTTATGAAACTTGAAGGTTTCCAAGATTCTTCCTTCTGCGTCCAATTGAAAAACTTCCAAGCTTCCCATAGCAGTGGTTGCTTTGCCTTTGGTGATACCAACAGTAGCATCGGGCAAAGAAGAAGGATATTGATAACCAGAAGCGTAAATCACATCTTGGAGATAAAGAGCGGCGTTTTCTTTGCCAAGGTCATCGCCTTCTCCGGCAATGTCCATAAACTCGATATTGATAGTGTTCCACTGTTGAGTTCCAACAGGAAAGTGAAACTCGTGTCCCAAGATCTTGTGTTGTTTATCTGGAATGGTAAATTCCGGTCTGGTAACTTTTCTTACAACGTAAGAATAAAGAACAGAACCGTCACCAATCTCTGCGATAAACTTGAATTGGCGTTTAGGTTGAATTTGTCTTTGGTGCCAAAAGCGATTAATTGACATTTACTCTTGTTCTCCTACTTTTATTATTAACTAGTTCTTATATATTATTCTGGGAATTCTGCCCCTGTGTTTGTGATGACGAAGTCCAGAGCAATAAACTCAATCGCTCTCGCCGGCTTAATGAAAAGCTTTGCGTAAAGAATGTTCTGGTCGATAAGATCCGGAGTAGTGGTTGTTTTATCCAAGACAAATTTAAAGTCAACCAGACCCAAACCATCTTTCACTTCTTCCAAAACAGCGTTTGCTTTTTTAGCAAAGTCTCTCCAAGTCGATTCAACATTCTGTTCAAAAAGAACAGTCTTTGCGATTGCCGAAATTCTTCGCTTCAGGAAGATAAGCAGTCGTCGAACATTGATTCTATCCAATGCTGACCTTTCCAGTTGAAGGGTTTTCTGTCCGAAGACCACGATACCTTCTGCGGGGAAGTTAGCAATCGGGTTAATTCCGTTGTCGTAAAGGTCGTCTCTTTCAGAAGAAGTCAGTCTATCTTTCACGTTGACAACAGTCACGCCGGCAAGACCGGAAGAAAGACCACCTCGGTTGAAGCCTGCCGGAGCAAACCAAACATCAGAAGCTTGCTTAACTCGACCAAACACACCAAGCATTGCAACAGAAGGAGGAACAGCAACAGTTGCGTTGTTTCTCGCATCAACAATGTCAACCCAAGGATAGAAAGTACAAGCATAAGAATGATTGACCTGTGCCAAGTCGCCTCGTCGGTGGTTGATTGCCCCAGAGACAGTTCCTCTTTTCGCGTTTGTACCAACGTCAGAGGGTTTGAGAACTTCCAGCGGTCGATATTGCGAGTCCAAATCAAGAACTGCCAGCATATCACCTCTTTCACGAGCATAATCAGCCAGTTGAACGTTCAAATTAGGCTCCATAAGACCGGGAACTGCTGCAACATCTGCACTCAAGAATTCCGGGTCTTTGAACATTTTGATAGCCGTGAGGACCGAGTACCAAGCATAGTTCTCTCGGCCATCGGAAGAAGCGCCGCCATCCAACTCATCAATTGAGAAAGGATCTTTTTGTTTGATATCAACACCATCAAAACCGCCATGGAGAGGCATTGTGAATTTATTATAACCAGCATCCAGAACAGTTTTCCAACCTTCGGAAGTGTTGCTGTAGAGTTTCACCCATTCAGCAGGCGCTTTCCCGGCACCTTCTGCTTTATAATAAATACCGGTAGCAGAGATAGAGTTACCATCGACTTTGCGGTTTGTATTAGCATAAACTGCATCATCTTGCCACCCCTTTGCAGAGGAAGAGGCTTGTCGAACGTCGTCCAAAGAGAACGCAAAGGTATGAACCGTCCCAGTTCCTTTTTCCCATGGATCGATCCCGGCTCCAGTTTTACCTTCCAAGGGATAAGTAAGGTCTAAATAAGCTCTAGAATAAAAGCGACCGGTATCTTCGCGTGTCGTTCGAACGCCAAAGTAAGCACCTCTTGCCAATCCGCGAGTGGCATTAGAAGCTGTCACTCGAAGAAGATAATCTGGCCACTGCAAAGAGCCAGTAAAGGCTTCTAATGCCCCGGCGTTGTCTGATGTAATACACTTAACAACCCCAGTAGTATCTTGACTGTATGCTACCGAGGAGGATGCATAAGAGCCAGACCAGTTAAGATATCCAGTGGCGGGATCAAGTGCGCCAGAGCAAATCTGAAACTTTTGTCGACGCGCAGGGCCCAAGAAGCCAAACGGAACCAGTTCGGGGTTTGCATTACCTGCTTTCACGGTCGGGTGCATTTCAACTCGAATGTATCGAGATTGGTTTGGAAACTCTCCAACAACATCAAACTTATCAGTTGTTTGATCCAACTTAAGATACTGGTCTCCAATCCTTCTAGCGACATAATCAGAAGAACGTGGGTTAAGGCTCAAATCATCAAATGCTTCCAAGATTTCCGGAGCATCATCTCTGTCACCAACCCCTCGGACTTGAACACTGAAAGTGGGATAAGGATCGGCAGCAGAGTCCACCTTTGTATAGCGAATATTTGAAATGGAAATTTTAAGGTTTTTCGAAGCCCAGCTTCCTTCCGTAAGGCCAACCAAGCGGAAAAGCCTTTGAGGAGGATTGTCAATTGGGTCAAAAGCAGTCCTAACTCCTAAATCTTGTGAAAATACATAACCAGTCTTTGCAGCTTGCGCTGGGTATCTATAGTCCGCTTTGTTGTTCTCGGTTTCTTTATCCAAGGCTGTAATGAAAGCTAACGTATTTGAATTTGCATCTGCATCTGCTAATTTTTTAATATTATCTTCAAAAGTCTCACCAACCCAGAAAAGTTCTCTTTTATCACTCAAGGCAGAGTTACAAGCAACAGGGCTTGTGTTCATTGCTTTGCGAATAAAGTTTGCTTTATCAGGGTTCAAAGAAACAGAATATTGTTTCGTTGTAGCTTCATCATAACCAGCGGCAATAGAAGATGCAAAGTAGATATCGATATCTGCGGTGTTCATTTTGCCAGAGAATTCAAACAGTTTATGAGTTTTGGCTGCTGCCGCCTCGCCGACAGAGAGAGAAGCTTTTTCATCAACATAGAAAACAGCCGCAAGAGAACCTGTTCCGTGCTCGCCACTAGAAGCCGAAGGCAGCAACCAAAGACCATAAGCGCCACCGTTGGTTGCCAAATCAGAATCAGGTGTAATATCGGTTGTTTTCCAGCCAGCATAACCGTCTTCTGTTGCTTGCGGGTGCTGGTACCCACCCAGTCGGATAAAAGTGACAGGAGCAGCGTTTCTCAGGTAAGCAACAGCAGCGTGTGCTCCATAGTGGGGGGAAGTAGTGTTTTCATCTCGCCACCCATCTCCTGCTGAAACTCCGCCAGCGGCAGGGACACCAAAAACTCGAATAAACTCGTCAACTGAGTTGACAACAACAGGTTTCATCAGAGGCCCTTGTTGGGAACGCCCAACAACCACAGGGCCAACTTCTGAAAGAACCGGAGCATCAACAAAACTTTGATCCAATTCTTCAATTCGAATTCCGGGGGATCTAAATCTAAAATTTTTAGCGGACATTCAATAATCTCCTATACATCAAATATCATTTTTCTTATAATAAATAGGTTGATCAGGCTCAAAAAGAATTATTCTCCAAAGTTTCTATAATCTTTTACAGGATCAGTTCGATCATTCTTTTCGCCTAAACTAGATTTCTCTCTCATAAATCTAACTTGAACTGGGTTTTCTCTTTCGACCAAGAAAGGCTTCGCTTGATTGTCGCCTTCACCAACTAGGTAAGCAAAGACATTTATATTTACTTTTGCTTCGTATGTTCTTTCTTCTGAGCCCATATTCTCAACGTTGTTTGCAATCCCAAAGTCATCTTGAATGAAAGCTTCATAAAAGTGCCCATTCCTAGAAAGGGGGAAATAGTTAATCCCACCAACATTGGAAATAAATGGATTGATCATTTGGTTCATTTGCTGCTGGAACTGGGCTTTGATGCTAATTTGATAATTTGCTTCAATATAAACCGGAAGTGGAATAGAAATTGTTTTAAAAACATCTTTCTTTTCTCTTTTCTTTGGAAGAACAAAGTTGATTTGTCTTATTCCGGGGTTTTTGAAAGCATCAGCGTTTGCAAAGTTT